ATGGTTACAGGAAATACTGAAACAGGAATAACTGTTACATACCAAGATTCTGATGGCACTCTTGATTTTGTTGTTGCTTCACAAACAGATAATAATTTCACCACAACTTTAAAAAATAAATTAGATGGCATTGCTGCTTCTGCTACAAATGTCACTAACAATAATCAAATTTCTAATGGTGCGGGTTATGTTACTTCTTCTGTAATAAATTCACTAAATGCTAGTAATCTTTCATCTGGTACAATCCCAGATGCAAGATTTCCTTCAACTTTACCTGCTGTAAGTGGAGCTAACTTAACAAATATTTCAGCAACAGTTGCAGGTGGAGCTGTATATGAAAATGCTCAAAGCATTACTTCAAACTATACTGTTACTAATGGTAAAAACGCTATGTCTGCAGGTCCTATAGAAATTGCTAGTGGTGTTACTGTTACTGTCGGATCAGGTGAAACTTACACTATTGTATAAATGAAACAAATTACAGAAAAACAAATTCTTGAATGGAAAGCTGAACTAAATGTTCAAAGACAAAAAAAACTTCAAGCAGAACAAGTTTTAGATGAAATAAATAGAGCTATTTTAATGATTGAGGGCGGGATTCAGTTTGGTGATATTGCATTGAAGAAATTTTTGAAAGAAGGCCAACAATTACATAAAGAGGACTTAGAGACAAAATCAGAAATAAAACAATCAAAGTAACAGGTGCTAAAGCCTTTATAAAAGCATCTTTTAACATAAATGGACGAGATAATTTTACCAAATTTACCAAATACCGATTATATTCTCAATCCTCCTATAACAATTTTTTACCCGCCCCTAGCGGAGATACCTTATTTAGATCCGGTTTTACTTCCAAGCTTGGAGCAAGTTCAGTCGGGACTTGGGGAAGAGAAGGCAGTTGATTCTTCAGAAAATAAGGAAGAAGACGAGGAAGTGCAAGGTATAAACCCAGAACAGATACCAACGAACCTGCCAAAAAACTTAAAAAATACTTCAAATGTTGAAACTATCGCTACTTTTAATATACCTTTTTTTGGTGAGTTCCCTATACCTGCGCCAGAAGTTATAGCAAGTTCTGTTGTTGCAGCAGGTACAGCTTCAGTTGTAACTGTTGCAGGTGGTATAGCAGCACAAGCAGTTTTGAATCAAGTAAAAAAAATATTTAAAAAAATATTTACTAAATTGTTAAAAAAAGAATATGCTAATCTGAAGAAAAAAGACTAGGATTTGCTTTCACATAAGCTCTTATATTTATTACATCTGCACAAAGATAAGCATATTCTGATTTAGGATTTATCATATATCCGGCAGCATGAAGTTGTGAACACTTCAAAACCCTTACAAGATTTTTATCGTATATATTTTTGCTTAATTCTTCTCTGGCTAATTTTAGCTTTACGGCTGCTAAGTCTGAGCAAATTTTATTATTAGCACCTAAAGGTACCATAAATGAAATTTGACCACCCCATCCTTCATTAATGCTGTATGTATCCTCTCCTTGAGCATCATTACCAGTATAAAAAGGGGTAATGCTCATACTGGGTTGTGAGCAAACTAAATTTCCAAATTGATTTTTACTTGTAGCACCTTGGTTAATATTCATATTTTGATTAATTATTGATGAGTTTCCTACAGCATTAGGTTGTGCTTGTACATTTGTATCTCCTTCAGCTTTTACCTTATTACTGGCTAAACACAGACAAGCTAGTAATAACAGAGGTAGTCGTGATTGAATCATTCTGAGTAATTTTTTCAGTCATTTGATTGGCAGCTCTTGTTGTTATTGATAAAGACCAATCAGAAGTAACAGTTTTTGGTGTAAATATTGCATCTGAATGAGCTATTCCACCACTAGAAGCACTTGTGACTTCTATATTTGACGCTTCCCATGTATTAACTGCAGCACCATATTTTTCAGTTACTATACTTCTAGTGATCGTTTGAGTTGTATTTTCAGTTCGGTTCGAACTACCAGTTGTCCAACTCGGAACACCGTTGGCAAAAACTGGGGTCGATAAAAAAACAAATAAAAAAACTAATTTTTTCATTTAATTCCTACATTTGTGTCTTTATTATCTACTATAACTGATTTTTGCTTCTTGTTATTTTGATTACCTTTTACCGAAACACCGTAGGCAGATGCTATATTTCCGACCAATCCTGCAGCAAAAGTATCAAGTCTTATTTTTTCCATATATCCCAACGTCATAACGGTTAAAGCCCATATTAAAATTAAAATTCTAATACCGTGACCAACATAATCTGGACACTGTTTTTCATCTTGATCTTCCATGTAAAAAAAAGCTTTATGGCAAATTTAGCAAAAGTTGTTATGTTTGGGTATAAAGACAATTAAATTATGCTCAAACTTTTAAAACCCATAGTTTTGGTTTTTGTAAGAAGTAAAGGTTTCAAACGCTTTGTAGTGGATTTGCTTAAAGCATTAGTAAAGCAAACAGACAATACTTTAGATGACCAAGCAGTTTTATATATTGAGTCAAAATTATTCCCTTAATGGAAAATTTTTTAACTATTTTGATAAAACCAACACCAATAGAAATTGAACTAGCTACTGAACTAAAGGTTCGGGAAATTCAAAACTGTGAAGACATAAATCAGTTAAAAGAATACGCTGTCGCAATTACAAAAAAAAATGCTTGCCACGACTATATTTTGGGGCAAGCATTAGGACATATTATTGAATTAGAAGAAAGGTTACATTTTACTGTAAGTCCTATAAGAAAATTTATTAAAAAGTATATTTAAAACTCATCTTCATTTTCTTCAGCATCTTTTTTCTTAGGTTGTGGTTCTGATAAAACCATTTTCATATAGGTATTACCTGCCTTTGATGTAGCAGGAAACATTTGTGCTGCAATTTTTACAGCATTATTTCCTTTGTAATCTTTGATAAGATTTTTTTCATCCATTGCATAGTCATAAAGCTTTAAAATATCTTCAACAGATATTTCTTGATTTGCCCAATACTTATGCTCTTTGGCTTCAGATTGACAATTAAACCATAAAGCAAATTTAGTTGTTGGTGTTTCCATTGATTTCTGGGTGTGAATTAATAAGATTTTTAAGTCCTGTGGACTTGTTAAAATTGTTTTTTTTGCAGTATTGCCAAAATTTTCTGTATAAATCCTGAGTTAATTTAACTGATACAACATAGCGGTTGTAAGTTTGATTATTCAAGCAATATTTTGACCAACTCATGTCATAAATTTTCTAATAAATGTTTCATGGTCAACAAGTTCTATGTCATTTGCTAACAGTTTGTCTTTGGTAGGGTAATAAGTTTGTTTGAATTTTTGCAGTATTTCTTTTTTATCAGGCCTGCTATTTAATTCTGCACGAAGCAAGTCAAAAGCATCCTGAGTCAATTTTTCATGTCCTTTTGGTGCTTTTGTTTCTGTGATTTTTGCAGTTGGTTTTGACTTTTTAGCTTTACCTGTATTATCAGCATCAGCACATTTTTGGCTAAAAGCGTCTGCTTCATCATCAGCCTGTCCTAATCCGTATGCTCCTAATAATAAATACCTTCTGGCGTATGTAATAGCACTACCCATTTTGTGGTAAATATTTTGACCTCTTTGATTTTCAGTTATCAAAGGTAATCTTGAATCTATAAAATCACCTGACTCGTGCATCAGACGAAGTTTCATCCACATAATTGGCTGATCTTTAGAATCTGTTGAACATTCAATAATAAAAGTATGAGATAAACCAAACTCAGTAGCAGGGGAAACGGCTTGTTCTGCTTCAGCTAATGAAACATACGAGCCAAAGTTACCTGCGGCATCTCGGACTGCGTTTGCGTAGATTTTTTGAAATTGAGCAAGAGCTTTTGCAAGTTTAGGCGTGGATTTTTTGATTGGTTCTGCTTCGACCAATTTCCAAGTTTGTTCTTCATTTGTTTCAGACATAAAAATTTTTATTCGGCACTTTTAATATATCAAAAGTATAGTAACTGACAACCTTTATTGATATATCAAAACATTTTACTTAACGTAACCGTTTGGAAAGTTTTTTTGAAAATCCCACGCCGATCTAATCATCCAATCCAAATCATAACAACATTTAAAATTGAGAACTTCTTGTGCTTTTTCAACATCAGCAACAGCTACCGCACAGTCACCAAATCTTCGTGGTGCAAATTCATAAGGAATTTTTATACCAGTTATTTCTTGAAACTTTTCAACAATTTCAAGAACACTATGACCAAACCCTGTACCTAAATTGTAAATTTCACATTCTGGTTTAAGGTATTCAAGTGCAGCTACATGACCATAAGCAAGATCTTCAATATAAATATAGTCTCTTACTCCAGTTCCGTCGTAAGTTTCAAAATCATTTCCATATATTTTTAATTTATCAAATTTTCCTAAAGCAACTTGTGATATAAAAGGCAAGAGATTATCAGGAATTTTAGGCGGGCAGTCGCCTAAATTCATAACAGCACCTATAGGATTGAAATATCTCAACAAATTAATCTGCATATTAGGATCAGTTCTAAACCAATCTTGTAATATATTTTCGACTGCTAGTTTTGTTTTTCCGTAAGTGCTAATAGGATTAGTTTTTGTATCTTCATAAATCGGATATTTTTTTGTGTTCCCATAAACAGAACAAGAGCTTGAAAAAATAATTTTTCTTATACCTACACGCTGCATAGCATTAAAAAGAATTATTGAGCAAGCAACATTATTAAAGTAATACCAAAGCGGGATTTTTTCAGATTCTGGTACACACTTCCAACCTGCTAAATGAATAACAGCACCTATTTCATATTTTTCTAAAACTTCAACAACTTTTGGTAAATTAATTAAATTTTCATCAATAACAGTAACTTTTCCAATTAATTTTTCAAGCTCCCTTACTCCATAAATATTACTATTTGAAAAATTATCAAAAATGATTGGTTTATAATTTTTTTTAAAAAGTTCAGCGCATACATTTAAACCAATGTAACCTGCACCCCCAGTAACTAATACGTTCATAATTTGGTTATCCTTATCCAAGCTCCCTGTCTGTTGGGTGTTTCCATGGGTACATATATTTTTCTAGCAATCAATTCAGTTACTAAAGAATCATCTTCAAGTAAAACCCCTCCACTACTTATTGATAATCCATCCAAAGTTGATCTGCAAAGTTTATCTATATCCCCAGTATTCTTTTTTGTAGGAAATCTAGGTGCTGTCAATTTTTTTAACTTTTCATTTTTGCCTGTACCGTAGTGACTCTTTGGCCTGTAAAAAGTAAAATCAATTTCTATTTTTACAGGACAGGTAATAACTTTACCTTCATTAATTCTTTGTTCAACACAAGCAGAAACTACTTGATTTCGCCAAGGTGCTACAAATTTACTAGCTTCTAACATACCGCCATACTTTGTAGAAACTTTACTGCCCTGCGGTGCAGGTTTTCCTACAACATGAATAAGTAAAGGTTTAGTTTCTATAAGCATCATTTTTTTATTTTATTTTTTCTCATTAAATCAGATATTTCTTTATCAAATTCTTTTTCTGTTTTTAATTGTTTCCAATTCAAATCAGAAGCATCTGCTCTAGGTAATTTAATTATTCTTTTATTTGTATTTTGTTCAGCATAAATAAGTTCAAGTTTACTTTTTATAAGCTTAAATACAAATTTTTGTTCTGAAGTAAATGGCAAGAATTTAGTATGCCAAACTCGCATCCGTTTTAAAAGTAATCTACATTTATTTTCAGATGCTTGATTGACAATTTTAATCCATCTTTGTTTAAATTCTGATTCAATCATTTATTTAAAGAATCACAAGCTAATTGAACACCTGCAGCACAGTCTGCAGCGGTCATTTTCGTGAAAGTGGTATTAAGGGTTATAAAAAGTACCAATGGAAATACAATATACTGACAGAGATAGAAAGCTTTAGTCATTTGTCCAACCTCTTTTGATTTTGTATTTCAAAAGTTTTGCCATAACATTTCGGTGTTTAGCTCTTTCGTTTGAATATTTGCCGCAAGTGACATAATCGGCACGAGCAAAAGCAAATTGATAGTTCTGATCAGCAGTGTTGACAAGTTCTCTGACCTCTGCAATTTTGTCAAAGAGTTCGGTTTTTGTGTCAAAGTGAAAGTTCATCATTTTGGTGGTAGCCATTTAATTGTAATACAAATAAAGTGAATTGTCAATAAAAGATTAGAGGTTATTTGGCCTCTAATCTTTTGTTAAGTTCAGCAATTATTTCATCCTTTACCTTTAACTGCATTTTCATAACACGGATGGTAGTTTCATCACAGTAACCTTTATTTTCAACAACCTTTCTTGGGCTTTTTGTTTCCTCTACAGCTTGTAAGTATTCCTCAACTGTAAAGTTTTTACAAAGAAAGTTAGCCCATTTTTTCCAAGGTTTTGCCCCATATTTGAAACGAGCAATAAATACTTGGTCACCAATGTTGTTTCCGTACATTAGGTAGCCTCCGTGATAACTAAATAAATCTTTTTGAAAAAGAATTGTTGGAGCTTGAGTTGTGTTTAACATTTTAAAAGTCCTTTGGTTTGGTATATTTATATAATATCATAATTGTATTACAATTAAACCTATATAATAAAACTGTAACAATTGTATTACAAATAAGCATTAAAAAAGGACAAGGCCGAAACTTGTCCTTTTTACCCAAGCGAGAAGACTCGTAACTTCTCTTTCTAATTATAATAAGTTTTAATCGTGAAAACCAGTTATAAAAGGACCTTCTAACGTTTCATAAGAAGAATCAGAATTTTTGGCCTTTTTAATTTCTTTTTCTTGTTTTTGTTGTTCAGCAATAAATTGTGCCATTTTTGCTTGTCTGCCGAACTTATCTAAAGGACTGAACCCTTTACCGTCAAGCCATTCTGCGTAGCGTTTCATTTGAGCCATAATAAAATTGGTAGCCAATTAATCATACAAAAATTTCTCGTTTTGTAAACCATACTTTTTTAATAATGCTTTTATAACATCAGACGGCAAAGCATCTGAGAGTTGTGGGTCAGACCAACCAAAAGGTGGTAGTAAAACTAACTGACTGTGCATATCTTCATTAGGTCGCTGCCAAGTTACTTCCCACAAAATACCACCGCCTAATTTTATTTCACAGTTTGGACAAGCCCAGACTTTCATTTTTTACTCCATTCTTTAATAAGAAATTTTAATTCTCTTATTCTTGCATAAGCAGCAAGTATTTTTTGTTCAGTAAAGGTCATTAAAATTCCTGTTGATACATTTTCCATAAATCTAATTTATCGTTCCAAGCCGATAGACAATCATTTGGGTGTTGAAATTCACCTATAACTGTTTTATTAGGCCGACACCAAACAGTTCTACATTCATCTACCTGTACACCTATTTTTAAAAGCATAGACAAGTAGGCTCCTAATTGTTCATTAGTGTTGTATGGGTTAGCCCTCGCTGATTGCTGAGTTTTTAAATCAATCAGTACATACTTTTTAGTTCTTTTATCAAATCCAAAAGCATCAAAAGTCCCTGCTATGCTATTTGTTCTATCGCAAACTGTAAACTCAGTTTCGATAGGCTCAAAATCTTCATAGAAATATCGGTGGGTGGTAAGTGGCAAAGTCCATTCACTATATTTTTCCCAATTTTTTGCTAGTTCACTATTTTCATCTAATTCTTTTTCAACAAAATTTGGTTCTCTCGCTTGAATTTTTAAATTTAAACAATACTCAAAAACTGAATGAACAGCACTACCTCTTGGTGCCCAGATAGGTTTAGTCCTTTCAATTGCTATTTTCTTTTTTTCGTCCATATCAAACCCAGTTATTCCAGTAACAGAGTGGACAAAAATTTCACCAGTTGGTTCCCATATATATCTATGGGTTTCAGCATCAAATTTAATTGGCTGACGTTCAAGTTTTTGTAAATTAATTGCAGTCATAATTGATTGGTAGCAAGTTTCAAATTAATTTGCCAACAGTAATGTGGCATTTTCAGATGAGGTGATCCCATCCGACAAATTGTAATGTCTTTTAGGTTTGAAGCATCGTCAATAAGCCAACCCTTTTGCCAAATACCATTATCTAATAATCTTTCGACTTCAGTATTTTTCGGCAGTTCGATCTTACTCGTGGGGGAAGGAAAAGTGGGGGTTTTAGGGGTTAAAGGTGTTTTATTCTCATTAAAGTCATTAAAGTCATTTAAACCCCCTATATTTACAGCTTCACGAGAAGGCCTAAATAAAGCAACAGGACGTCCTTTTTTATCTTGATTTTTAACTCCTTCTTGTTTTATCAATCCTTTTCTTTCAAGTGCTTTAAGTGTTCTCAATGCTTTGTTTGAAGTAATACTTAAGAGATTTGCAATATCTAAAGTACTGGTATATTTATCAGCTTCGGCATTGTTAATAATTAAGTCATATACATCCCCTTGCCTTCCTTGTAAATTTTCTTCAATTTCAGATAGTCTTTCGGCCTCGATTGCAGCATCCCCATCACCATGAGATATCCATTTATTATCAGTTAATTCAGCAACAATAGTAGAACTTGCACCTCTGCCCATACAAGAAATAGCAATTCTTTTATCAGTTTGAGTGCTTTGATCTGCATTTTGTTTAAGCCAATTCATCAATATAGTTTGGTCAAAAGCAGCAGGTATAGCAGCAGATCCACTTGATGCTATGACTGCATTACCTCCATAAACTGATTTTGTAGTATGATGCAGCATTACCCCAGTTACACCCAGATCTGCAGTTGCATCTTGTAGTTTTCTTATCGGTGAAGAAATCTCAGTTTTGTTTTCATCAAGACCCATTTGAGAAGTAACAGATCTAAGGGTATCTATCAACAGCAGGCTGTTTGGTCTTTTTTTACATTCATGGACAATCAGATCAATTCCTTCTTCGTTCAACTGTATGCCAGAACCTTGTGGCCATAAAGCTATACGACTATCAATTTTTATTTTATTATTTTCAGTTTTCCAACATAAATTTTCCCTTAAAAATAATTTAGCCCATTGTTTATTAGATTGGTCATTTCCAACTATTATTAAATTTTCAAATTTATTATCTATAGGTAAACCTAAAAATTCTTTTTTATTGTTTAAAACTGCACCTGCTATGCCAATAATTAGTGCTGACTTGCCAACCTTTGGTAAAGCAGAAATTAAATTCCAACTTTGGTACATTAATATCTCACCCCATACCATCGAGTCCTCAGTTATATCTATTTCAATATCGGAAGTAACAGGTTCACTTATTCCTAATTTTTGACCTTGAGCTTTACAGATGATTTTAAAAGCAAAATCAGTACCAATTGAAAATGACAGATCTCTTTTTGTCCAAAGTTTTAAAAGTTCTACTTGTCTTGAAATATCTTTTTCTGTTTTGATAATTTTTTGGGCATAATCATCAATCAAGGCTAATTTTTGTAGGTCTTCTTGTAAGATCAGTTCGTCTGGATTTTTTGATTCTTGCGAGTCGTTTTGTGTAGAACTCATTTTCGGCTTTCTCGGGATTGAAGTTTTCGGTTTCTTTGTAAATACCTAATTTTTGTAACCGTTTAAAAGCATCCATTTGTGTATTGTTTCTTGGTTGCAATTCTTTCTCAAATTCTGCTAGTGCAATGTCAGCACGTTCTTTTTGAAGTTTTGAATAATACCCGAAGGCAGCTAGTTCATAGTTAAATTCAGCAGGTGGCAATGAATAAGGTATAGACTTTAAACGTCTATAACAATCTTTCTCAAGCTCAAAGTCTGGAATAAAATCATCCTTGGGATTCAACATAACCTTCTGCAACGAGTTTAGTTTCAAGCACTTCAAAGACAACAGTGCTGATAGGTTTTTTTTCGGCTTCTGCAAATTTATTAAGAGCAGAATGAATTTGAGGTGTCAGTTTGGCCTGTATAACAGAAGTCCGCAATACAGAACCCTTTGGTCGGTTAGCCATAATTAGATAAGTATATATAATCATAATACAATAAAATGGATTATCAACCCATAAAATATTTGTATTACGATAAGAAAACAAATAAAAAAAACCCTGCCGTAAAGCAGGGTTTCAAGAATAATTTATGCAGTAACAAGCATTTCAGATTCAAGGAAGTCAATAAATCTCTTATTCATGTAACCTCTTGATCCGTCAATTTGTGATTTGAAAGTTTTAGCACCATTTGAAGATCTGTTATGTGATGTATATTGAGTCATAGCAGAAACAAGACCCCAGACATTGTTTTGTCTTGTTGATAATTCACCACCTATAAGACCGCCTTCAAGAATACTGTGTACCTTTTTTGTTCTTGTTTGAGTAAGTTTTTCATCATCAAAGAATTTCTGAACAGCATCTTTTGCTCTTTGTAATTTGATGTCAGTATTTATAAATTTGTCTTTCATGTCTGAGTAAACCTTTGATTCAGCAATTGCAGAATGAAGTACTGGGGCAACATCATCAAAAGTCATAGTTTTAAGGTGTGAAAAAGTTGCCCTTTTGTCTGTAATTTGACGAGTCATTCCGTTAGTACAAACAAGTTCATTAAATAAAACCATTACTTTAGGTGCCCTTGATTCTCCGTAGAAATCAGTAATAACAAGCCAACTGTCGGTTTTATCACCAACCTTATCAAAATTATTATTTTGAATTTGTGTAAGTTTTGAAGCCATATAAAATGTTTTGCCACCGTCAAGAGATCCAACAAGATCAAGTGTTAGTTCTTTTTGACTTGCATCACAGAATTGGCGAAAGTAGTCAATGAAAGTAGCAGGTTGAATACATTGTCTTCTTGAACCGAAAACACCTAGTAAACCGTGATTATCTGAACGGTGCCACATTTGAAGTTCATTGAAAGTTTGGCCTTGATATTCATGGGGTACTCTAGTTACATCAAAGTTGCAACCGATAGATTTAAGTATGTCCTCGTTTGTATGGAAAGGTAGAACTTCGGCTGCTGTACCTCTGAAAAGTTTTGAGTCAGCGGGTGTAATTTTTGAAGTAGTTTTAGTCATTTGGTAGTTTTGTTGTTTACCTATTAATTGTAATACAATTATAAGTATTTGTAAACAATTGCAGTAACACTCAGTAATACTACAAACCTCTTTTTCTAATTTCCGTTCTGCTCATTACAACTTCTTTTCTTTTATCTTGTGTTCTTCGTTTCTTAGGTCCACCTGTCTCGTGGTATCTCATAGCAGATCTGATTCTTGCTTTATCAATCGCTGTAGCACGCAGAGGATCAGCGTCTTTTGATCTGTCGATAACTGACCACCAATCAATAGATTGATTTTTATTTTCTAATTGTTTTGTAAGTCGTTTTAACTCATTATTGTTTAAGTTAATGTAAACTGTGCTGAGTGTTGAAAGGTCTTTCATATCTGATATAATACAATTGTAGGCAGCCTAGTCATCTGTCTATGTCTCCAACCTATGAGTAGGCACAATACAAAATAGGTCAATTTGGTATCAGAAAAGAGGGTGTGGTAGCTCCCTCTTTTTTGTTGCTTATAAGTTTTGTAATTGCTCAAGTTTTCTGTAAAGAATCCCATAAACTTTTTTCTCAAATTCAACATCAGCTTCAGTAATTCCTAAATGATGTGGTGGGTTCCTTAACCATGCTTCTTGTTGACGAAGTTTTCTTTTTAGTTGATTTCGCTTTTGATTAATAGTCATTAGTAGTCCTCTCCGTAGATGTCCTCAAGAACAGCTTTTTTTAGTTCAATGAGTTTTGGTAAATTGTTTTGGCATTTTTCTATAGCCAAAGTTGCAAGAGGAGCCATTTCGAGAATTTCATTTTTGATTGTTTGAAGTTCGAAGTTAGTCATTTGGCCTCCTTTGTTTATATTATTATTATACCATTAATTGTAATACAATTGTAGGTTAGTGGTAAATCTGTAACAATTGTAATATAATTAAATCTCCCTACCAACCCCTGTGGGTTTAGTAAATTTGAAGTTGTTTTTTGTAAATTTTCTAGCTTCAGCAGATTCCCAGATCCAACAGTATCTTTCGAGCCATTCATTTGCTTTGTCGTTATCATCAAAGAAATAAGTTTCAGCGTCACAGCGTTCAGATTCATCAACATTGTGCTTGTCATAAAAGTTCTCAAGTATTTTTAAGAGAAGTTTTGATTTGTCGAATTTCATCTTACATATCCTCCATATATTCATCATTAAGTGCATTTAATCTCTCGATAGCATCAGCAGTAGTGCCTTGCATTTCAACAAGAGTATTTAAACATTCAGTTAAAGCATCCTCAGCTGCCCATCCGTGAATTTCGCAGTATGTTTCAACAAGTTTGTTGATTTGTTTTTTGTTCTCTTCTCGTTCCTTTTCAAGTTCGATTTGATGAAGATCCTCTTGTGTAAGATGAGTTTGAGTAGTCATTTGTCCTCCTTGGTATATTTATATAATACAATTAAAAGAGGTCAATTGTATTACAATTAACCTCTTTGTAATAATACTGTAATAATTATATTACAATTATGAGTACCATCTTTCCTCCCAACTAAATTCCACGCCTAGTTTTTTCAGCTTTTCAATAGTTCTTATTGCTGCTGCTCTGACCTTTCCTCCGTATTGAGGACTGTGATCTTCTGCCCTATCCATTGTGCTGCCCGAAAGACAGTCATCAAGAACCATTTTATCAACAGGTTCAAGATCGGGAAGTGTTTTGTATTTTTCAAGATGTCTGTAAACTTTATGACAGCTGTCCCAAACTAAGTCTTCTGGCCAAACTGCTCTTACATTTACTTTGCCATCTTTTTCGTATGATTTCTCATAAATTATTTTGTCTGTTTTGTTGCTGTCGCCATACTGTTTGATATAGCTGTTCTCGTAAAATTGACAAGAACACTCAACAATACACTCCTCAGGTCGATCTGTAATTATATCGACCTCAAGCTGAGTGAATTTGATGTCGGTAGTAGTCATAGTTGCTTAGTAATTGGTAGCCATATAATTGTAATACAATTAATTATATTTGTCAACCAATTAAATTTAGATTATGCTTGTAAGAAACAGAATCAGCATGTCAGTAATAACAAATACAGAAATACCAATTGACGAATTAAAAGAATATGAGAAGAACAGTAGAACCCATTCTGCTGAACAAATAAAAGCGTTATCTGCAGCAATCAAAAGATTTGGTTTCACACAGCCAATTATCTGTGACGAGAACAAAGTTATTTTGGCAGGTCATGGCAGATTTAGGGCAGCATTGGAGTTAGGGTATTCCATTGTGCCATGTAGAATTGTAGAATCACTATCAGAAAAAGAAAAAAAAGCATATATTATTGCTGATAATAAAATTGCTGAAATCTCTGAATGGCATGAAGAAAACCTTTTATCAGAACTAAATGATCTACAAGACTTTGATACAGACGAAGATTTAAGTTCTTTATTTGATATTGACAGTTTTGTTAGAACAAAAGCACAGCAAATATCAATAGACAAAATAAAGCCACATCCAAGAAACTATAAAATTCACCCACCAGAACAACTTGAGCATCTTCAGCAGTCAATAAAAGAAAATGGTATTTACAGGAATATACTTGTAGCCAATGATTATACGATTTTAGCAGGGCATGGCATTGTTGAAGCTGCTAAATTACTAGGTTTGACTTCAGTACCAATTTTGAGACTAAACCTCCCACCAAATTCCACCAAATCCATCAAATTACTTACCGCAGATAATGAAGTCTCACATCTAGCAGAAACAAATGCAAGAGAAA